ATATACTGTCGTAATAATTAACATAGTCTATACACCATTTAGTAATATCTCCAGAAATTGTTTCTGCATTTACATTATCCGCTAATGCACAGCACAAAGATAAACGCATGGCTTTTTCTCTTGTTCTTGATAACAAAGGCTCTAAGTTATCTTTTTCCAATACGTCTTGGCGCTTGACTATATCTCTTGCTAAATCATTCAACAGCTCCTTAGATAAATCATCAAACTTTAAAACTTGTTGCTTGAAGTCCATTTCAGCATTGTTAATAGCAGTTGCCATTAATCTTGTTTTTGGATATCTAACTCCATCTATCCAATCAGTAATTTTTTTAGGTGGTGTACTAGACTCTTTGAGTGCTGACATTTTTCTTGGTTCTTTTGATTCAACGACAATAAACCTGTTTAAAAAACCATCTGCTATACGGCCAGAGTTCAAAGCTCTATAAAAGTTTTTTGGCACAGATAGTCCTACTAATGTGATTGCGGGCTTGTGCGTAATTCTATTCATGAATTGTTCTCTATATTGTTCAGGTACATTCATCATTGAGTAGTTATCTGGTCTTAGTGTCCCATGACACCTTCCCCAAGCCTCCATAAGCGTCTGTAGACCGTCTTCTCTGTTAGAATTGCTTTGATTGCTGATAGCCTCTAATCTTTTTCCAAATTCGTCCATTATGGTAATCTGAGTAGGTCTATATTTAAGTATTGAATGTACTGCTCCACTAGATGTATAACCATCTCCTACAAGCAAAGCACTATGGTTGGAAGCGTTTAGATTTCTTTCTACAAATGTTTTTATGTTTTCTTTACCTTGCCCTGACTTAGCAATACCCATAAAAAACAAACTAGAAAAATTATTTATATTTGTACTGTAGATCCTTCCACAACTTACACTAGCAAGAGACAAAGCTCCTACCATTGAAAGTTCAGGCTGAGACACTTGTGCTATTTGTTCACAATACTCAAACATATCTTTAACCAATCCTGGAGGATTGAAGAGATCTTTTGGTCTTGGTATGGATTCTTCATAAGATACAAACAGAGGAGCTTTTGCATTCTTTCTATCGTGTGTTTCTCTAACGCTCCTTACAACAGTATCTACTTCTTTTTGTGGTAATGGCGGATTGTTGTTTGTATTCCAAGATTGTAAGAAAAACTTAACAAACTCTTGGTTTATATTTTTTGATATTAAGTAACCTGCTAGTCTTGCTGCCTGATCATTTCTTGACCCCTCGTTTACACCATCTAACGAAAAAGGTGAAACGGTAGTTTGTGTCTCTGTTTTAGCAACCCCTGTTACCTTGTGCCACTCTACATCTGTAAAGTCAGGTAAGTCTGTAACATCCATTACCTTCCAATCAGGAAATGTAACAGGCTTATAAATGGCTCCACTAGCATGCCTATTATGTGGAGCTACTATCAAACCTCCTGTTCCTCTTATATCTATATGTCGTTCAATAGGTGTAGTTGCAGTTCTTTTAGTAGCAAAGGTAGAAAAGTTTTGCGGATTGTTATAATAAAAATGCATGCCTTTACTTGTTATAACTCTGAAAGGACTAGGTGGTAAATTCTTTTCAACCCAATCCATACTTTCAGGACTATCTGCATCAACTACTAAAAAATCCCCACATACTAAAGCAACAACTAAATCATCTCTATTTGTAAACCATTTCTGAATTTGTTCTTCAGTTGGTCTTTCATATTGATACTTCTTCCAATCTTCTAACGGTCTTTTGTTGGCTCTCAATAGAGGAACAACGCTATAGCCTTCTGTATGATAGGCTTCTGCGAGTTCTAAAGCTGTATCGTTCTCAGATAGATTTAGCTGAAACATCCTTTTGATCAACTATATCTTTTATCGCTCCATACATTGATTCATAGCCAATCTTTCCGTCTGTTGCCTGTATAATTTTTTGTGCCTGTTTTATAGATGGCAATCTATAACCATATCTCCAAGCTTTCACGGTTGACTCTGAAACATTGAATAATTCAGCAGAAGCTTTCATTCCATAGAACTCTATCCATTCTCTTAATGTCATACTTTTTACCTTCCTGTTTGTGTTTTGTGGCTTGATGTTAAGCCGTTCCATTTTTTTGAGTTCTCTTGCTGCAATAATAGCTGTTCTAAAATAGTAGTTTGCTTTCCAGACTTCGCTATGCGTTTGTGACAAGTTACTCCTCCGATAAAAAAAGATTTACGGAGTGTAACTAATATAGTACACTCACGCAATACTTTTTTAACGGAGGTGAACTATGAGTATAGAAGATAATATAGTTAGCCCTAGTGCTATGGTTCAAGACCAAGGCGCTAAAGTGCTAGTGTATGGGGCTTCTGGATCTGGTAAAACATATCTTTGTTCTACCGCTCCTGGCAAGAAACTTGTCATAAGTGCAGAAGCTGGATTGCTATCAATTAAGGACAAACCAAACATTGATGCAATAGAAGTAAAAGAAGCAGCAGAAGTTATGGAGCTTCACAACTCTCTTAGAAACGGAAAACTTAAAGGCAAGTACGACACGGTATGCCTAGATTCTATTTCAGAGATTAGTGAACTTTTACTATCTGCTGAGAAAGCTAAACATAAAGATGCCAGAATGGCTTACGGTAATGTTCAAGAAACTGTTACTAATGTTATGAGAGCTTTCAGAGATTTGCAGATGCATGTTATTTTTCTTTGTAAAGAAGAGAAACTGAATGTAGATGGATCTCTTGTTCATGAACCAAAAATGGTAGGAGCCAAACTTGGTCAATCTATCCCTTACTTTTTTGATGAGGTCTTAGCGTTAAGAGTCATTGAAAGACAAGATGATGAGGGCAACCTTACTAGAGAAAGATGGTTGCAAACAGAAATTGGACAAGGGTTTAATGCAAAAGATAGAAGTGGTTTGTTGGAACCGTTTGAACAACCAAACTTAACAAACTTAATTACCAAACTAGGTTTTATTTCTTCTGCTCCAAAAGTACAAGAAGTAAAATCAGCAGAAGGAGGTAGCTAATGTCGTTATTCAAAGATGTTGAATTTATGGGTGATCTAGATCTTCAAGCTCCTTTAGGGCCAGAGGTGGCTCCTAAGGGAGACTATGATTGTAAAGTTTTAGAAGCTATGGAGCATGTTAGTAAAGCTGGTAACACTAGCTTTAAAGTTGTTTTCCAAGTTGCTGACGGCAAGTTTAAAGATGTCACAGAATACTTTAACTTGTGGAGCGATAAAGAAGATTACAAAAATATTGCTACACAAAGATGGACAAAACTTTTAAAAGCCATAGGATTTAAAGAGCAGATCGAAAAGGAAGATGAGCTTATTGGTAAAAAAGTTCAAATTGCTTTAGATAAAGTTGAAGAAGATTGGTTGGATCAGGAAGGACAAAAAAGAACATCCT